TTCTTGGTAGACAAATTTTTGACCCATTGCTCCAAGGTCATATCAATGTGCTATAAATGCTTCCAGCGTTTTGGCCCAGACAGTATATTTTTTCAGGTTACTGGTGTTCCAGATCCTCAGATGTTTAGTAAAGGCAATCCAGATGAAAGCTTTGACATAACAATTTCTTACGATGTTCAGAACACTGATCCAGAAAAGCAGGAGAATAAACTAAACTCTATGATTTCTTTGCTTCAGTTGGATCGCAATGGAAGAATAAACGTAGATAATTTAGTAACGTTAATTGCTGGGAGTGTAGATCCGGTCTTAGCTGATAGCGTTCTTCAACCGGTAGAGGCTGCACAGCAGCAAATTCTTAAAGACATTACAGATGACTTATCTAAAATTTATGCGGGAATCGAAATGCCAGCACGTCCTAATGGAGCTCAAGCGGCTATGCAAATTATTCAGCAATACTTGCAGCAGCCGGATATTGCCCAGCGTATGCAAACTGATCCTGCTTTCTCGCAGCGTTTGCAAAAGTATATGGGCCAATATCAGTTCTCTATGCAGCAAGCTCAGAACGCTCAAATAGGTAAAATTGGTACAGCACCTGCCCAGATGGGTGGAGTTCAAACCCAGAACATGGATCAATGAGCCTAGAAAAAGATATAGAATCTTTGCACAACTACGAGCATTTTGCTCGTTTCATTAAGGTAATAGAGGCTTTGCGGGAGGAGTGTATAGGTGATATGCACGAGGCTCCCACAGAACAGCTTCAACAAATATCTGGAAGGATTATTACATACGATCAGATATTACAAATGGTTGACTTAAAAAAACTAGAAAAAAGACACAAAGATTTTTTGTAAATTGTGATAGTATGTTTCCACGCAATCGCTAGGCGTAAATAGTGGAAACAGTTATGAACGATGAAATCGACACAGCCATCGCTGAGGCTGAACCAGAATCAGTGGACAACCAAAACATATCTGCGTCTGACTTTGTTCAGAAACGTAGTGAGGCAATTCTAGGGCAACAGCCCGAAGAGGAGTCTCAAGAATCGGCTGAGGAGTTAAGTGAGGAACCAGTTTCCGAACAGGCTACCGAGGATGATGTTCTTTCACAGTTTAATTTAGACAGTTTGTCGGATGAGGAAAAAGACGTTTTGCGTCAGCAACTCATTCCCGGCGCGCAGTCTCGCATCAGTGAGCTTACAGCTAAACGGAAGGCAGTTGAGGAAGAGTTGCAAACTATGCAACTAAAAATCAAAGAGCCTGAAGTTAAAGACAACCCGCTTTCTAATTTATCAACCCTTGAAGATCTTCAAAAGAAGTCTGATGAAGTGAGTGATGTTATTAGTTGGGCGGAGGATCTTCTGTTTGAGTCCGATGAATATTCTGCTGACGATGAAATAACTACAGTAGAAGGTCGCCCGATGACTAAGGCCGAAGTGCGTAAAGCTCTTCAAAGCGCCAGAAAATCGCGTGACGCATACATTCCAGACCAGTTGCAAAAGCTACAGAGTTTGGAGGACGCAAAAACAATGCGTCAGCAGTTGGGCAATAAGGCAGTAGAAGAGCTTGATTGGTTGAGAGATGAGAATGATAACGAGCTAAAAAGTCAGTTTATATCTATTATGAATGACCCAAGGCTACAGCAGCTAGAGGAATCGGCTCCTGATTTATATTCTCAAATCCCCTACTTCATGTCTCACGCTGTAAACAGTATGTATGGAAGAAAACCAATAGCGGATACCAGCAAGCCAGCTAACAAGAAAGCGGTTAAGCTAACACCCCCTAGAGGTTCAACTCCAGCTTCTGCAATGTCTGAAAAAACTGAAAGGCTTTCTGTGAAAGCTATGAAAGATCATAAAACCCGATTTAAATCATCTGGACTCAAAGACGATTTCATCACTTTAAGAACCTTACAATTAATTAATCGCTAAAATGGCATTCTCAAATACATACGACACAACTAATCCTGGTTCTGGTGTTTCCAACAGAGAAGACTTGACTGATGTCTTGACTATCCTCGCGCCTGAAGAAACTCCAGTCCTTTCCTCTGCTTCTAAGCAGAAAGCATCCGCAACGTTCGTTGAGTGGACGGTAGACGCATTGTCTTCTCCTTCAACTACCGGTATCCGTGAAGGTGCTGACGTTGGAACCTTCACCGATCAATTTGCTGGACGAGCTCGTCTTGGCAACTACGTTCAGAAGTTCCGTCGCGACTATCAGGTTTCTGATCTTCAGGAAGCTGTTGACAGCGTTGGTCCTGCTAAAATTGCTCAAGCTGAAGCTAAGTCCATCCGTGAACTGAAGCGTGACATCGAAGCTACCCTCTGTGGTACGCAAGATCGCGCTGCTGAAAACGGATCTGACACAGCTTACGCTTTGCGTGGTCTTGGTGACTGGATCGACTCTGCTGGTCCTTCTGATGTTCCTGCTGGATTCCGCACTCCTGCTGCTAGCATTCATGCTGCTGATGAAGGTGCTTTTACGGAAACAGTTTTGAACAACTTGGTCACTTCTATGTACCGTGTTACCGGCACGACCAACAACATCACTATGGTTGCTGACACTGCTGTTCGTCGCATCATTTCCGACTTTGCTCGCACTGCTGGCGTAAGTGGAACCGATGCAGACAGCGTTCGTACCGTTAATTACAACGGTGACTCAGCTCAGATCAAACTTAGTGTTGAGTTCTATCAGTCCGATCACGGCATGATTTCGATTGTCAATGGCAATCCTGATTGCATGCCCGATACGACTAACAAGGACTTTGCTTACTTGGTCAATCCTGAGTATTACGGTGTACATGAGCTTATCCCAATGGGATCGACTCGCCTCCCGAATCAGGGTGGTGGTGAGCGTGGCTACGTTGATTGTGCTTTGACCCTTGGTGTTTACCACCCCGGTGCTCACGGCAAGATCGAAGAAGTTGCGTAAGCTTTTTACTTCACATTAATTTGGGGGAGGTTAGGCTAATACCTGCCTCCCCCTTTTTTTTTAAATTATGGAAATAATTACTAAGCTACCAAGATATACAGATGGTGAAGTGAATGCTGCTTTCTTGAAGGAAATCCAAACTGGATTCAAGATGGAGAAAGCAAAGGAGCAAGATCGAATCAATCAAGCTGCTAAAGAAGCAAAGACTAATGTCGGCAAGACCCATCCCGTTTTAGGTAAGTGCGTGGCTAATATGCCTGCTCGTGATTATTTTAGATTAGTAAACAAGTACGGACACGACACTGTAAACAGTAGAGAGTTCTTACGTTATTTTAACAAAAAGTTCCCTGAGCTAAGCCCGAATAACGCTTGATGCAAGTAAAGTATAACAGAGATTTGTATGACCTAATAACGGCATTGGCCGGGGTCACCTCATTTACTACAAACGAAAAGACTCAGCTTTTAAACTTTGCAAAGCGTAGAATTTTCGAGGCTTACCAAACCATTTCTGTTTGGCCTAGATATTTGACCGTTGGTGAGGAAAGAACTATAACCAATTCTGTTGTTCCTTACACTCAAACGGACAAGGATAACATTGCTGAGTTTCTTAGAATACACAGAAGCCAGCCATTTTTGAAGAACTCGGCATTAGAGTTTGATTTTTTTGTAGAGTCAGACGGAGCCCACGTTCTCAATTTAACCACCTCTGATGCTTCTTCGGTATTTGTTACTTATAAGAAAGAGCTTACTGACATTCCTAGTACCTTTGATTTAACCGGGGACAAAACAACTCAAGAGATTCCATTGGAGTTTTTCTATTTTACGGCTCATGCAACCTATGCAGATTTTCTGCGTATGGATGGTCAGCATGAAAAGGCAATGGCTGAAGAGCAAGTTGCTCAGTCATATTTGGCAACCGAACTAGAAAAGTCGGACCAGAACATGAACAACAACACCATTACCAAACGCTTTCATACATACGTCACTCAACAATCAAGATAATGAATAGTCTAGTAACAAACCTATACCCTCGTCCCAATGGCACTATTGCTGGAGAAAACCTATCCTGTGCTACATCAGGATCTGGAGTTTCTTTTGCAGCATTTGATGAAGATACCAAATACGTTATGATTGATGTCCAAGACAACAACGTCATCGTAACATTTGACGGCAGTGCTCCTACCGCATCCAATGGTCATCTTCTGCTAAAAGAAAAGGGTCTCATTACCCTTAGTGCACTTAGTGCAAAAGCAGCAAAGTTCTTGGGATCTGGTGGTACTTCCATTGTACACGCTTCACAGTTTGTGTAATGAATCCTGAGCTAAACAAGCTTGGCTTGGGAGCGACAGGATCAATCCTTGCTGTTTCTTTTCAAGGAATTAGCGAGGTATTGTCTATTGTCGCGTCGGTGTGTACGATAGCATACATGGGTCTTTGGGTATATAAAACGATAGTGGAACTAAGAAAACGATGAGTGGTGAATTGGTGGCAATGCTTGGAGGCGGAGTCACGGGATTTGTAATGAAACTAATCTCGGCTCAAATGAACATCCAAGCAAATGCTATCAAGTCCATGATTCAAAAGCAGGATGCAGCAGATAATTCAGCAGATAAAGCAGCACAAAGATCCGATGAAGGAGGAGCTTGGGTTAGAAAACTCATCGCTATGTGCATCTTGTTTTCAGTGGTATTTGCTCCCTTTGTCATGGCGTTCTTCGACATCCCTGTAACTGTTGAGGGTGGTAAGTCTGGTATATTTAAATTTATAGGAATCGGAGCTGACAAGTGGAAACATTTAGAAGGGTTTGTATTACTGCCTGAAGTTAGACAGGGGATGCTAGCACTACTAGGATTTTACTTTGGCTCCTCTCAGGTTAAATAATGAAAGTAAGTGAAGATACAGCAGTCACCATTCCTCTGCGTAACTTGATTGCGTTGATTGGTTTCACGGTAGTTAGTGTGACGGGGTACGTTAATATGACAGGCCGTATAGCTACCTTAGAGAACGCTCAAAACATCAGGGACGTAGAGATAGGAATGAATACTGAGTTCCGTATTAAATGGCCTAGAGGAGAGTTGGGAGCTTTACCTGATGATGCTGAACAAAATTTAAGGTTACAGTATTTAGAAAAAAACATGGAAGAAATTGGAAGCACTGTAGAAAAACTAAAAAGCTATGGTAGCATAAATTTTGAACTCAAAGACAAAAACTACTTAGACATTAAGGAATAATATGAAGTACGGAAAACGCAAATCATGTGGTGGCTACGGTAAAGGTGGCAAAGGAAAGAAATAGTCATGCCAAAGGACGCTTGCTACAGAAAGGTTAAGGCACGGTACAAAGTGTTCCCATCTGCGTATGCAAGTGGAGCGATAGCTAAATGCCGTAAGGTTGGTGCTGCCAACTGG